AGCCTTATGTTTCTTAAAGAGAGCCTTTAGATATATTACTTTTTCTTCTTTTTTAGACATAACTTTATTTACTATAAGATACAACCTATAGTCAAATGTTGTTGGTTGCTCTTATATAAAGATAAAGTTTAACTATAGTATAACTATAGCAGTATCCTAATAGTGGCACTTAATTAAAAAACAACAAAATCAAACAACTTTTAGTGAGTTTCTTACCATAGAAGCTATTTTCTTACTATATTTTGCTCTATTTCTATTCTTTCTTTTCTTTGCTGTAGACCTTGCATATTCACTTGAAGATAACTTATTGATAACCTCTGTAGGTAAATATCTCTCTCCTGTGACTGAAGATTTCTTACCTGACTTAGTTCTCCACTTCTGAGCCGACCAGTTCTTTAAAGACTTCTGAGAGGGTTTAAGAGCCATTATTTATAGCCACCACCTGCTTTCTTATAGGCTTTTGCTAGTGCTTGAGCCTTTCTTCCACTCCATTTACCACTAGGTGTACCATAAGAATTACTGTTCATTATTCTCTGAAATATTCTTTTTCTTAAATTAGGCTTTGTATAATTACCTGCTTTATTGACTGTTGATTTTTTCTTCATATTTTAATCCATGAGTTATCTGTTTTATCTCCAAAATACTTTTCCATTTCTTGATTAAATAAATCTTCTTTTCTCATCTTCATAGCTAACTCTTGGTCTCTAGAAAGATGTTTGACCCAATGATTACAAGCTACCTGTAGACAATCTATTCTGTCATCATGTGACAACGAATGGACTTCTTTTTGTAGTCTACTTATCTGATAGAATAATTGATACCTCAATGCTGTCTCTTGTGGGTACAACATATTAGTTTCTTCATAATCTTTTTTGACAACATATTTATCTATTATCAATCTATGTTGTGAAATAATTGGTTCTAACGTATCTAATATTCTTCTATGTTTATTAGAAGTTTGTCTTACCATTTCAGTGGTACAAGGATATTGCTTTATTAAATATGGTTTTAATAAGGCTTCAAACATTCCTTGACCAAAGTTTTCTTCAATTAAAATTTTGTTTACTTTATGTTTTTTAGCAACGTCTACTAATTTAGATAAAGTATGTTCTGAATAACCTGCATTGAAACCACCAATATCTAAAAGATAAATATTACCATTAGCAAATTTTGTGACACAATAAGCAGTTTCATCTTTACCTTTACCACTAGGGTCAATGGCCATAACACAACCTGTATATGGAAGCCATTGGCCTTGTATATTCATTGGCCTATAATAAGCGTCTCCTTGTAATCCAACATTTGGTAAATCATTATGTTGTAATTCAGGACTTGAAGCCCAAATAACTTTTTCTGGTGCATTGTCAGGATTACAATTCATAACAACTAAATCCGACAATTTTAGTGGGAATTTATTTAAATCAGAAAGTGTAGTATCTAATTGATACTGCATATTAAAACCTAGTCTTCCATAACTAGCTTCTCTTTCTAATAAATCTTTTTCGTCAAATCTTGTAGGGTCTGTAGGTTTACCAATTAAATTAATATCCCAAGTATTATTTATTATAGGTGCTAAATTAGAACCATAGGACTTTATTTGTTTTTCACTAGGGTATCTAGCAGTCCAATATCTAATCTTATATCCTCTCTCCTGTAGCTTATTATATATGCTTTGTTCGGTCTGAGGTGTACCTAGATAAACAATTCTAGAGGTATCTGGTTTAATCACTGCTTCAAACTCTTTGATAGCTTCTGACAGCTTATCTCTCATAAACTGAGTTTGTGTATTACCAGAAGTTTCAATATCATCAGCTACAACTAAGTCTGCACGTGAACCTGTAATCTGTGAAGTTATACCTAAAGATTTAACTGTAGGTTGCTGTGAAGCTGTTGCAGTGTTTACGTCAAAACTTATCTTAGATTGTCTTTGGTCGTCTCTAGGATATAGATGTTGTAATATTGGAATTTCGTGAAGTAATCTTAAACAGAATGTACTAAAATCATCTGCTCTATTTTTAGAAGCAGAGACAACAAGTATGTTTATATTGGGATTTAATAAAATTCTCCAAAGAACATAACTTGCAGTAATCCAAGATTTTCCTACACCTCTAAATGCAGAAACAATTATTCTACTATCACCATTAGCTATATAATCAGCTATATCGTACTGTATTTTAGTAGGTTCAGGTAAGTTTAAATGTTTCCAAGTGAGATATAAAAAATTCCTAAAATCAGTTAGTTTTGATAGGATTTTTTCGTTTTTCATCAAATGGTAGTTCTTCTATAAGTTTTTCTAGTGGGCTATTTTCTGTAGGTACAGCGTCTATATTATTATCTCTTAGAAACTGTCTAGCTACATTTAAGTCTGAAGATTTAGCTTCAGGGTCTTTTACTCTTTTAAGTAATTCTTCTGCTAGTACTCCATGCAGTTCTTTTAGTTTTTCACTCATCTTATGCTTTACTTCCTATTTGCTTACATTCAAATTTTATTACAATTTTATTTTCTTCTAAATATTCTAAATTATATTCTTCAAACGCATCTAAGTTTTTAAAGGTTTGTTGTGCTACTCCATAGCCACTATAGATACAATCATTGTGTGTATCAAATTGATAACCTGATACGAAACTAGATGGACACTGTCCAGTATTCATACTGCACATATATAAAATTAATAAATATTTCATTTAAATTGAAAAAATCCTATAACTCCTGCTACTACTGTTCCTAAGAATACAAGTACACTTATTGCACCTTTACCTTTAGAAACGTCTTGTCTTAGTGATTTAACCTCTTTTCTTAATTCGTTAATACTTTCATTTAATGTTTTCATTCTTTCTGCACATAGTTTTTCGTGTGCTGAAAGTCTTACACCTGCTGTATGTTCAGCATATTCTTTTGGTGTAATTTTTTTTCTAGGCATATTACATTACCAATACTACAGCACCTCTGGTTTAGGAATTACCTGTGTTCCGTTTATTAATACATTTCCATTATTATCTATTGTAATATTTTTAGGTTCTTCATTTGAAAAAGTATCAGGTAAATTTCTTAATGCTGTTCTGTAATTTTGTATTAAAGTTTTATTATTACTTGTGATTGGATAATCACTAATAAGATACTTGTCTGTATCTCTAAGAATTTGGTCACGTTCAAATCTTATTCTTGACCAAGAGTTTTTAAAAGCATTTCTATTAGTAGCTTCAGTTGTTTCTCTTGTGCTTTTTACTGAATTGTACTTGTTTTCAATCGTAGTAATTTCATCTTGCGTTACTGAACTTATAGAACCATCTAAATTTTCTTTTTCGCTAGTACCATTAGTGTCAATTTGTATTGCATGAATGTTAGAATAATTTGACCAAAAACTATTATCATCAAAATTTTCAGATATTCCGTCTTTGATAATAATTTTGTCTGTTGGTATTAAAGTATATTTTGTCATTATTTTTCCCTATGTCTTTATCATAAATTTCATTGCTACATATGGTTGTAGAGTTGAAACAGCATTAATTGAAACTGAACCACCATGATTATGACTAGAGCCAGAACCATTCGAAGTAACTCTAAAATCACCATAAGGGATATTTCTGTTTATATTGTCAAAATTTACTACATGAGACGTTGCCCCTATGCCATTATTAGGATAGCCGTTGTTACCTGCTACTGGTCTGTCGCCTGAGTTACCACCACCAGTGTGAGGGTTTGATGTAACGTCATGGGCGTGTGATGGAAGTTCACTAATTGTAAGTGTGTGATTGTTTACAGTTAGTGTACCAGTAGGTGTCACACTTGAGTTACCACCAGTAGACGCAACTGCTTTACTTGAAGACACGCCAACCTGAACACTGTCTTGTAAGTTAGGTAAGTTAAATGTTGTTGAGCCATCACCTGAACCATAGTCAGTTGATATGACTGCGAACAAACCTGCATAAGTTGTTCTTGATACTGCTGAGCCATCACACTCTAAAAATCCTGATGGAACAGTAGAGTTAGACCAAGTTAAAATAGAACCTGTTTCTATAGCAACAATTCCAGTAAGTGACGCACCTGATATAGCAGGTAAATCTCCAGTTAAATTTGCTGAATTTAAATTAGTAATAGCTGAGCCATTTAAGGCAGGTATCC